GAGAGTCTACTACCACTAGCAGTCGCACATTTGGACGAGGTGGATGGATCAATGGTGGATCAGGTGGACCTGCTGCATGGGTTAGACAGACTACTACTCAACCAATTGAACAAGATGTAACTGATACTATTGAGAGTGGAATTAGGGAAAGAACTGGTACGCAATACGTAGTTACTGAAACTTTTGAGGAAGTTTCAGTTGGTGATAAAGTTCTTAGCACTGAAATTATCGCTAATGTAAGATCAAGAAATGTTGAATTCTATGCAGCAAACTTAAAACCAAGCACTCGAATTTATGCATTCTTTGATGGTAAAGATGTTTCTAAGTTCTGTGTACCAAAACTAATTGAAATCTCAATGAGTTCTGGCACATTCCAGGTTGGAGAAACAGTTCAAGGACGAGTTATCAATAAAGGTCTTGGTGAAGAAGGTAAGGATACAAATCCTAGCATTAACTTCAGAGTTGCTCAGTCAAATCATAGAAGAGGTGATTATAACTCTCCAACAGAGGTTTATCCAGATAATCCTTATGTTGATGGTGGAACTATTCCCGAAGTTTATTCTTCTACATCGACCACATTGAATGTGGATACATACTCTCTTGCAGATCAACCACAGGGAGATTTCTTTGGATATATCCAGGCAGGAATGAAACTGATTGGACAAACCAGTGGCGCAGAAGCAGAGGTAACAAATGTTCGACTCATCACTGATACATCTTCGGCTCTGTTAGGAAGTTTCTTTATTCCTGAGGCATCTAATGGAGATAATCCTAATTTTGCAACTGGAACCAATGTATTTACATTGACAAATGACCCAGATAATGATCAAGATTCTGCTACTACTGTTGGTGAAGAAGCATATACAACTTCTGGTATTTTAGAGACAGTTCAGGATCAAATTCTTTCAATTAGAAATGCAAAAATTGAACAGAAGAAACTCTTTGAAGACGAACTCGTTAATAGAACTGTCGATACTGAAATTACTGCTACCAGAAATATTGGGCAGGCAAGCAACAGTGAATCTATTGTTGGTTGGTATGATCCCCTGGCACAATCTTTCCTTGTTGATCAACAGGAAGACCCAGAAGGTGTATTCATAACGAAGTGTGATGTATTCTTCCGTACTAAGGATGATGGAAACACTCCTGTTAGAATGCAGATTAGAACCATGGATAATGGTTTCCCAACTCCTAAGTATTTTGATCTTTCTGAAGTAATTCTTTATCCTGATGATGTTAATACTTCAACTGACGGAACTGTAGCAACTACATTTGAATTTGCTGCTCCAGTTTATCTGGAAGGTGGTAATGAATATGCTATCTGCTTGATTTCAAACTCAACCAAGTATAGTGTTTACATTTCAAGAGTTGGTGAAAATGACATCGTATCAGATGCTTATATTTCTAACCAACCAACACTTGGATCTCTGTTTAAATCTCAAAACGCCTCCACATGGGAAGCAAGTCAGTGGGAAGATCTTAAGTTTACTCTGTATAGAGCAGACTTTGTTGAGTCTGGATCGGTAGATCTTTATAGTCCAGAACTTTCTGAAGGTAATAAGCAAATTGCAACTTTAATGGAAAATCCATTAAATATTACTTCAAAAGAAATTCGTGTTGGATTAGGAACAACTGTTGCAGATAATCGCTATGTTCTTGGTAATACTTTCTATCAAGGAACTTCTGCAAACAGAACTGGACAAGGAGATCTGATTGGAGTTGGTGCTAGTGCTACTGGAACATTATCTGTTACCAATCCAGGTGTTGGATATACTCCTGCAGATGGATCATTCACTTATACTGGAGTAAACTTGGTTGCAGTTTCTGGAAATGGTTCAGGAGCTACTGCAGATGTTACCATTGAGGATGGAGTTGCCATTGGAGCAACTATCAATAATAATGGTGGTAATGGGTATCAGGTTGGTGATGTAGTTACCATTAGTGCTACTGCGCCAGATCCATCTTCATCAGATCCTGCTGGACTGAGTGTTGGAAGAAATGCTAGATTTACATTGTCTGGTATTGGATTTACATCTCAATTAATACTTGGCAATGTTCAAGGTGAATTTACTACTGGAGCGGCTGGAACTATTCGCTTCCTTGATAGTAATGATGTTGACAGAGAACTGAATAGTGCCAGCGGTGGAGATGTTACTATTCCATCCAATGGAATAGTAGAAGTTTCTGATGGACTTCATATTAAAGTCAATCATGTTAATCATGGAATGAATTTTGACGACAACTTCGTAAGAATCTTTGGTGTTCTTCCTGATGTCAAACCTACCAAATTGACTGCTGCATATGATAAGTCATCTACAGATCCAATTCAGGTAAGTGCTGGTACAGGAGATACATTCTCCACCTTTGAAGGTGTTGGTGTTGGTTTAACTAACACTGGATTACTCTTAATTGGCGAAGAAGTTATTGAATACACCAGCACAACATCATCGACTATCGGAGGAAGTATTTCTAGAGGAGTAACTCCAAAATCGTATCCTATAGACACCCCAGTTTATAAGTATGAACTTGCTGGAGTAAGTCTTGCCAGAATCAATGGAACTCATGATCTAAATGATGTAACTGTTCCAAATCCAATCACATTAGATTCTTATCATATCAAACTTGATATGTCTCAGAAACTTGGAACTCTTGGTATTAATAATAATGCCGACAGATCTACTGGAGTAGGATTCCCCAAACTGTTCCTCAATAGATCGAAGTCTACTGGAGGAGATAATGTCAAGGGTAGTAAGAATATTGCTTTTGAGATTATTAAACCATCCATACACAATATCACTGTTGAAGGAACCACTTTATCTGGTCAAATAAGAACAGTTACCACTCAAAGTATTAGTGGTAATGAAATTCCATATGTAAATGCTGGATTTGAAGATGTTACTCTTAATACAAATAATTTCCTTGATTCTCCAAGAGCAGTCTTCTCTAAAGTAAATGAAGATCGTAAGTTGAATGCGATTGAAGGTAACAAGTCCATGCAAATGAGACTTTTCCTTGGAACGACTAATACTAAGTTAACTCCACAAATTGAACTTCAAAGATGTAGTGTCTATGCTATATCTAACAGAGTTAACTCGGAGGTTACTGATTATGCTACAGATCCTAGAGTAAATTCACTCTTTAATGATCCTAGCGCATGTCAGTATGTCTCCAAAGAAGTAACTCTCGAAAATCCTGCATCTTCGATTAAAATTATCGTAGATGCTCACATTCCTACAGATGCTGATATCAGAGCGTTCTATGCAATCAATTCGGATCCTGGATTTGAACCAATCTTTGAACCATTCCCAGGATATTTGAATTTGGATGTTAACGGTCAAGTTATTAGTGAGGAAAATAATGATGGAAGACCTGATATCTTCATAGAAAATTCAATCAAGAGAGGATATAGTGCATATGATACTGACTTTGTTGAGCGCACATTCACTATTGATGATCTTCCAAACTTTAGAGCCTATAGAATCAAACTTGTAATGACATCAACCAGTCAAGAACTGGTTCCTCAAATGAAGAATCTTAGAGTGATCGCTCTCGCATAATATGGAAACATTCACACAAAAGGGTCATAAGGATCTCGCAAGAGATCCTGAGACAAATGGTATAGTTAATGTAAACAAAGTATCATACGATCAATACATTGCTAGTCGAAAGGCTAAAAGTGAAAAGAATCAAAAGGTACAGACAATGGAAGAAGATCTTGCTAATGTAAAGAATGAACTTAATGAAATCAAGTCACTACTAAAGGAGTTAATCAATGGACCCAAATGATATTGAAATTAAAGGTTTAGAAAAGTCTTTTGCATATCAGAAGATTGCAGCTGAGATAGATAGTTGTGATGATCGTGACATGCTAAAGAATATTGCAAAGTCTTTTGCGAAATTATATTATAAACAGCAAGAAACAATCGCAATCATAGGATAACCAGATGCCATCTAAAAATATCACTTTCGATCCATCTTCTGGAGTTCCTTACGGCGTCAATTTGACGATTTACGGAGGATCAGACTTTGAAACTACATTTAATGTAACTAATAACGCTAATACTGCGTTTGATTTAACTGATTATTCTGGATCTGCTGCGATATCTAAAAGTGTTGCCGTTGGAGCAACACTTGGAATTACAACGGCATTCACTGTTGGAATTACTAGTGCTGTAGAAGGAAAGATAAAAATTTCCTTAGGTTCTACTTCGACTAGAAGTCTTGATCAGGGACGATATATGTTTGATGTGATAGTTAGTAGTGGATCAACTTTATACACCATTGCAAATGGCAATATAATGGTGGTTCCCGCAGTATCAGCAGCACCATAAATACACATAGGAAACTGGTGAATAAATGGCTCAACCAGCAAGTAGATCAGAATTAGTTGCGTACTGTAAGAGGCAGTTAGGTGCTCCTGTATTGGAGATTAACGTTGCCGATGAGCAGATTGATGATTTGGTTGATGATGCCCTCCAGGTGTTCCAGGAACGCGACTATGACGGCACAACAAACACATTCTTAAAGTATAAGATTACTCAAGCAGATATTGATAGGGGAAGAGGTAGAGGCGGAAGCAATCCTATCGGTATTGTAACTACAACCGCAAGTTCTACGATTGATGGTCAGTCTGTGTCCTTCCAGTTTGAGGAAAACAGCAACTATTTACAAGTTCCTCCAGAAGTTTTAGGAGTAACGAAAGTATTTCACTTTGATGGTTCTAATACAACCACCAACAATATGTTCAGTATTAAATATCAGTTGTTCTTGAATGATATTTACTACTTTGGATCAACAGAAATTTTAACCTATGCAATGACCAAGAGATATCTTGAGGATATCGACTTTGCATTGACAACACAGAAACAGATCAGATTTAATATTAGATCAGATAGACTTTACTTGGATATTGACTGGTCAAGCGTTAGTGTAGATGATTACATAGTCATTGACTGCTATAGACTACTTAATCCAAATGATCATCCAAGAGTTTATAATGATGGTTTCCTGAAGCGTTATCTGACAGCACTGATTAAGAGACAGTGGGGACAGAATCTAATTAAGTTCCAGGGAGTTAAACTTCCAGGTGGCATCGAACTGAATGGTAGACAAATATACGATGACGCAGAAAAGGAACTAGATAAGATTAGAGAGGTAATGTCGAGTACCTATGAACTGCCCCCACTTGACATGATAGGCTGATGGTTTTAAATCCTTTCTTCACTCAAGGCACTTCTTCTGAACAGAATCTTGTTCAGGACCTGATCAACGAACAGTTGAGGATGTATGGTGTAGACATATACTACATCCCAAGAAAATATATGACAGAAAAGACTGTCATTAGAGAAGTCGTCCAGTCTAAGTTTGACAGTGCTTTGCCTATTGAAGCATATGTTGATAATTATGATGCATATTCTGGAGCAGGAGATGTGCTCTCGAAATTTGGTATTGAATCAAAAGATGAGGTAAGACTTATTATCTCTAGAGAAAGATATGAAAACTATATCACGCCTCTGATTCAAGGGCAATCAAATATCAAATTATCAACCAGACCAAAAGGTGGAGATTTAATCTGGTTCCCACTTGATGATCGTCTTTATGAAATTAAAGACATTGAGTATGCGAAACCATATTATCAGTTACAAAACCTTTATGTTTATGAACTGTATTGCGAACTCTTCCAGTATCAAGATGAGGTTATTGCAACAGGAATTGAGGATATTGATAATGAGTTGCTAGGAGATGAAACTGATGGATTGACTGATGACGGCATCAGCACAGTTCAGGGAATCACTCAAACTCTTACGATGGTTGGAAATGCAGTTCAAGCAACTGCTACAACAGGACTAGTCGATGGCGCTGTACAGTCATTTACAGTAACTAATAGAGGTGGTGGATATGGAATGGTTCCTACCGTTGAAGTATCTGCTGCTCCAGCGGGAGGACTAACCGCAGTTGGAATTGCAACAATGATTGGTGGCATTAATGTTTGCAATCTTAATGCAAATCCAAGACTTCAATCTGTTCAGAGAGTTGATGTTGCTAATCCTGGTTTTGGATATACTGTAGCACCTGGAGTAACCTTTAGCACCACTGATGGAACAGGTACTGGTGCAGCTGCAACAACTGTTCTTGCAGACGATGCAGTTGGTGTGGTTACAATCACAAGTGCTGGTGGGGGATATATTGATAAACCAGTCATTACATTTACGAATGAAATATTTAAAGCAGGAGTAACCACTGCTAGTGCATCTGCAGTTTCTGTAATAAATGCTGCAGGAGCAGTAACGAACATTTATTTGACAAATACTGGTGCTGGATATTCTGTTGCACCTACAGTTTCTATTGCCGCGCCTATCTCAGGAACAAATACAGGCAACTTTGCATTCAATGAGATAATAACTGGTTCTACCAGCAACACGACTGCAAGAGTTAGATCCTGGGATGCTGATACGAATGTTCTTGAAGTTGCAAGTGTTTCTGGAAGTTTCTCTGCAGGAGAGACTTTAACTGGGTCAACATCTGGTGCTACTAGAGTTCTGAGAACTATTGACAAAACTATCAATAATGATCCATTTGCAGATAACTTTGATATTGAAACTGCTGCTGATGCAATATTAGACTTCAGCGAGCAGAATCCTTTTGGAATACCCTAAATAGTTTTACTGCAGGTAATAGTCTAAAGTTTAATCATGTTTGAATACTTTTACAACGAGATTCTGAGAAAAACCATTATCGGTTTTGGAACTCTGTTTAATGCTATGGAGATCCAGCAAGAAGGTTCTGTTGTAAGAATTCCTTTGGCATATGGTCCTACTCAAAAGTTCTTAGCAAGAATTGAGCAGTCACCAGATCTGAATAAGCCAATGGCAATTACATTGCCAAGAATGTCCTTTGAGTTTACTGGACTTACTTACGATCCCAGCAGAAAAGTAACCACCACTCAGACATTTGTTGCAAAAGACAAAGATGATGGAACTGAGGTGCGTAAATCATACATGCCAGTTCCTTATAACATGGCATTTGAGTTAAGCATCTATACTAAATTAAATGATGATGCTCTTCAAATTGTAGAACAAATTTTACCATATTTTCAACCTTCATATAATCTCTCTATTGAATTAGTTGATCAAATTAAAGAAAAGAGAGATGTTCCCATTGTGCTAGAAAGTGTCACAATGCAAGATGATTATGAAGGAGACTTTACCACCAGAAGAGTCTTATACTACACTTTAAGATTTACTGCAAAGACATATCTGTTTGGACCTACCAAGTCTGCATCCAAGGATATCATCAAGAGGTCTAC